GAAGGGGAGTGGGGAGCCCGAAAGCCCCCCACCCAAGGCAAGCTACCCGAAATTACGGGTAGAAGTAGCGGACGCGCACCTTCAGCGCACCAGCAGTGAACGGGTTAGTCGCGTGAGCCGAGTTGGCCACGGCAACCACACCGTTCTCGGAGATGGTCGTACCGACGTACGCACCGACGCCGGTCGAACCGACGCGGATTACCGTCTTGGAGCCAACGGTCGCAAGACCGAGGACAGTACCGGTGGCAGTCGCAGCAGTAAGAGCAGTCGTCGACAGATCGGTCGAACGATCGGAAGCCTTCTTCAGGCCAAGCACGAGGGTCGAGGAACCGATCGTGCCGGAAGAAGTGAAGGCGGTCGTAACCACGGTTTCCACTTCTTCGATGCGGGCACCCTTGGGGATCACAACGCCGAAGGCGTCAGAGCCAGGGATACCAGCAGTGGCGGACAGAATGTCCGTGTAGGCGAGGTCAAATTCAACCTCGTGAGCGCCGTTGATAAGGGGCTTAGCGCCACCCTTGGCAACCACAGCCTCGCTCGAACCATAACGGACGAGCAGGCCATCGGCATTAACGGAAGAAGCCATAAGTGTATCTCCTAATTAAATGGGGTTAGTTGACTAAGACCAGATTAGACCTGGTCCGTGTCGGTGACGACAACCACCACGTTCTCAGGACGATACAGCTTGAAGCCGTAACGGCAGGTCGTGACATACTCTTCACGCTGCATGTCCTTGTTGTACTCCGAGTCCACTTTCGGGGACTGACGGATGGAGCCCACGAAGGGCAGCACGTCAGGGGCAGCAGAGAAGAACAGGTTGGCCACACCAGCGCCGGAGGTCACACCACCGATCGTCTCGTTTACGCCGGTCTTGAGGTTCTGAGACACGTACACGTCGAAGCCGTACACGTTGCTGATGAACTTCATGCCGGTGCTGATGCCGGACGACACGATACCTTCCCAACGCGGGTTGTTAGACACGTTGACGAGGTTGGTGAGGGTCGACAGGGTGTATTCCACCGAGGGGTCGACAATCGCCACAAGGTTCACCATCGGCACGTTGGCCTTCTGGAGCGCGTAGCGGGCCTTGGCGAAGTCCTGCAAGGCAATCACTTCGTTGGTGCCAGAACCGATCCAGCGGTGAGAAGCGCCGTTGATAGCGTTGGTCGAGCCAGAGGTCTGGGCAGACGGGGCGAGGTCGAGGATGTCAACTTCCATGGCCTTCGCAATCGCACGGTGCTGCTTCGGCACGAACGAGCTGACGAGGCGGGACATATAGAAGCTGTCCTGCTTCATCTTCTCGGTGATGAACGTAGCCGAGCTCTTGTACTTGTTGATCGTGAAGGTGAAGTTGCCGGTATCGAGGCCGGTGTACTTAACCGCCTGACCTTCCGAGTAGTCAGCCACTTCGGCCTGACCGATCGACGGAATGTTCAGGGTGTCGCCATCCGGGAAGTCCGTGATCATGTCGACGTACTTCGTGGCGAAGAGTTCATCAAGGAGGACTTCCTTGATCTGGTTCGACCAGAGATTCGAACGAATCAGATGGTCGTTGGAGGAGGTAGAAAAGCCAGCCATTTGGGCCTATTCCTTTTTAGTTAGTTTGAGGGTTAGGAATAGAACTTCTCACCCAGCTTCATGGCCTGGCGGTGCAGATCGTTCTGGACTTGAGCGGACCAATATCGTGCCGGATCTTCCTTGCGGATCTTTTCAAAGTCGTGGAACTTCTTCTCACCAACACCTGAAGCGGAGAACCCAGTCGTATTGACCGAGCCGCGGGGCGGAGTAGAGAAGACGTCATCCTGCTTCTTCTGAGTACCAGGAGCGGAGTCGAGGCCCATCAGTGCAAAGAAAGCCTTAGGCTCAGTCTTGGCAAGATTGGCAACAAACTCCCTGGACAGACCGAGGGACTTGGTCTTGGCTTCAAGTTCAGCAACGTAGTTGTCACCGTACTCAGCCATGAGACGGTTCTTCACCGTCGACACGTTGTTGGTGATCTGGCGCTCCTGCTCTTTGGCAGCGAGACGCTGTTCAATCACCTTTTCAATGTCCTCTGAGGAGAGGTTCTTCGTAGCGGTCCCTGTTTGGCCGTTTTCCGCAGCTGTTTGTGTGGCTTGCGTATTCACGTTCCGTTCGGAATTGGTGGTACTCATGCGGTCCATAAGTTCCTCAAGTTTAACCCGCGTATTCAGTTCAGTGCGGATGCCCGAGAGCTCCCGCTGGAGACGTTCAATAAAGGCGTCTGAGTGGGCCTTAGCCTTTGCAAGCTCGGCAGCGTCCTTAAACTTCTTGCCTTCGCCTACGTACTCGGAGAGGTAGTCCTTGCTGGGGTCAACAATGACCGGCCTATCGCCATTATCTTCGAAGATCTGTCCGTTGTCTGACGGACTGTCTGTTGCACTAAAGAGGTCGTCTTCAGCAGCCATTCGTTTTTGGTCTCCACGAACTATAAATTAAAAGAATGAAAGCAGATCGAGGGTCTTCTTGATCTGTAGTCGCTGGCCCGAAATGTGAGCCATCGTAAGTGCCCAGCTGGGATCCTTGTCAGGAGCGTGCAGTTGGGAATTGCTGAGGATCTTGTCTTCCTCTTCGAGAAGGACTTTGAGCTGTCCAAGTACCGTGGTACTGTTGCGGATCAGTTCCTCAAGAGACTTTTTCTTCTCGGGATCTTTAACTGCCTTGGTCCAGGCAGTAGCAAGTGCTTTACTCATTGAGCCTGCTGGGGCAGTTCCGGCATATCAGGGCTTACGTCATCCTGGGACAGGCCGCTGGGAGTCATAGCCTCGACCCCAACCTGTTCCTGGTGGGTGTTCTGCAGACGCTGGGCATCAGCCTGCTCTGCAAGACGGACGAACGGTTCGACGATCTTGTAGTCCTCGAGGTTGAGGAGCTCTTCAATCATCTCAGCCACACGTTTACCGGAGAAGTGAACGTTGACGCTGGGGTCTTGACCCACAGCTGATCCGAAGAACTGCGTAAGGTTCTGGATGACCTCAGCCTTCTCGGCAAAATGACGAGCAGCCATCGGACGAAGGCGACCCATGCCAGTGATGTCTTCAGCAGTCAGCTGCTGGAACGTGGCAAACTTGTACTGGTCATTGAACGCACGGATGGTGGTCTGACCCATCTTGCGACGAGCAAGCTCGAGCATGGCATTGAGGACGTGCTCGACCACCTGCTCTTCAAACTGGGAGATCTTGGACTGGAAGATACGACCAGCAGCCGATTCCAGGCGCTGGACTTCGTAGGCAGTCTTTTCACCAGGGGTACGGATACCCATGGCTTCTTTGGGAGAGCCTGCCATCTCTTCCATCTTCTGTTCGATGAGAGAGATTTCAGTGTTGACCTGAAGGGCCTGGACGTTGGGAGCCAGGAGCTCCACCTCACCATCGTCACCCATGTAAATGCGTTCCATGGGGCCGTAGGAGAAGTCTTCCACAAAGCCCTTCACACGGATGGGTGGGAAGACCGTAAGGTCCATGACGTCAGCCTTGAGGTTCTCAAGGTGGTCAATGCGGTACTGCATGCCCACGAGGTTATCGAGGGGGCCCATGGCCCACAGATTGTCCTGACGCACACGCCAGCCGCTGTGGAAGATGGGAGCAGTACCAAAGAAAGAGTCGTTAGGCTTCTTGGAGATGACTTTGTGGCGGTCGACAACCATGATCACATGGTTTTCCAGGAGCTCGTCCTGTTCGACGTCATACAAGTCGCCGTAGAACGTCAGGACTTCGCAGTAACCGGACTGCAGGTAGGTGAAGTAGTTGGTAAAACCGTCCACCTGGAGGTAGCTGTCCTTCTCCTTGAGGTCAAAGGATGGCTGATGGGTCGAGGAATTGGAGTTTGCACGGTACCGCATGAGGTAATCGTGCAGATCAGCGATCTCCTGGGCGTTCTCAGGGGTCGTTTGCTGGTTCAGGAGCTTCTTGAGCTCACCAATAGCCACCAAAGAACGCACAATCTTCGGAGAAGATTCAAAATT